TGTATATCCCATTGGATTGTTTTTAAGTTTGCATACAATAACTTTTGCACCATCTAATATAGGCATGGAATACTTGTCTCCATACATGTCTCTGCACCTGTTCCAATTCATACTTGCTCTAACGTGTCCTGGCATGTTTGCTCTACCTTTAGCTACTTCTGCCGCTGTGTATTTGGTCATGTTGTTTGCTCTCTTGGGAGATCCTTTCTCCCATCCTGGCATAGCTTTGAACTCTGCCCTGAATTCACTGATCCTGTCTAGCACTTTTTTCTCTTCATTGCCTAAAAGTACCATGTATAATATTTCACTTAAAAAGTCTTGCACAAACACAGGAGTGTCTGATCTTTTTAAATCAAGACCCATTGCTTTCATCTTGCCTTCTTTGCCGTCTACATCTGTTCTCTTGCCTTCCTTGTCGTAGTACAGCAGTGCATATCTTTTCTTTGTGATGAACAATCCCTTTGATGCAACAAGTTCTCTACCTGCCGCAATAACTTCTCCCCTTGTGCTTGGAGTATGAAATGCTTTGGTCATGAATGCTTTAAATGAACTGTTAACTTCGTCTGATATCTTATCGTACAAGCCTACTACTGAATCTTTTGTCCAAGGTATCAGCTCATCTTTGATCTCTTTCTCTAGCACCTTGTATGCTGAGAAATACACAGAATCTGTATCTCCATAAACTATACTCTCACCTTTGTGATCATACTTGCCTGCAACAATCTCATTAACTTTACTGGCCATGTGTTTTGTGATACATCTGCCTGATAGTGTAACCGACTGTCCTATCCTTATGTCAAAGAATCTACAACCTGGATTTAGGATAGCACCATACAGACTGTTCAAGTTAATCTTCTTGACCAACTGTCTCTTGTCCCAATATTCTCTTTCAATTTCGTTGTCTCCACACTCACGCATTTTTCGTTGCATCTCTTGTCTTTCCTCGTACCAACGTTTCAATAGTCCTGGAATAATTGCTTCATACTCGTATGTGAACAAAGTACCATTTGCACTTAACATCCATTTGTTATTACCTTCAAATACCACATCATATAGTTGTGCCGCTGACATTCTAACACTTGTGCCGTCTTCCCAATCTACTACAAGCTCAGTACCTTTTTCTTTATTCATTACTGCAACATATTCCCAACTACCAAATTGACTATCCCACGCTGATGCAAATGATTTTTTTTGGTGTAGTGCCCTGTTGACCTCTGCAGAAGTTATAACAGGTCTTATCTGACCTATAATAGTTTCCGGGCCCATGTTTAATGCTCTAATAACACTTGGATATAGTGAGTTGATGTCAATTGATCCTATCCAGTCGTGTATGCCTTTTTGTGGAGTTGCTACATAGGCACCTGCCGCTGATACTGGTGGGGCATTTTTATCTCTGTATTTTCTACCAGGAACAATCATTCCACGTCTGTGTGTTTCATTCACAATAGCTTGTTCTGTAACTGCAACTGCACCCATTGTGGTCTGTAATAGTACAGTGTTTTGATGGGCAATCTCATTCGCAAGTTCTATAAATTTTAGTTTCTTCTCAAGTTTGGCCAGCAGTGCTGTATCCTGTCTGTTGTATTCGATAAACAAACCAAAGTCATTTTTATAAAGTGCATCTAGTGACCCTTCATATACTGTTTTCTTCTCATCTAGTTCGTGTTCGCCTATCGCATCTAGTCTGAATGAATGTCTTTCCTCGTATGTGTACTTCCTGTATAATTCTAACAAATCCAGGTGCACCCTGCCGACTAGATCAAAACTCAACTGTTCCCTGCCGTATTTCTCAAATATTCTTTTCTTGGGTTTCTCTCCCCAAAAACAAAGACGTCTCGTGTCATCTGAACTTAATACTTTCTGTATCCTTCCTACGGTGTATGGGATATCATAACCTTCACTGTTCCATCCACTTAAAATGTCTGCATCTTCTACTAGTTCCAAGAATGCGTCCAGCATGTCTTTCTCTTTTTCAAATAACATACAATTAGGGAATCTTTCGGTCAGCACCTTTGCGTCCTGCATTGATATCGTTTTTGGCGGTACCGCTAGTGTAACCAATTGATCTGTCCAACTCATATAACAACTGATAGCAGTTACGGGCATAAACGGATCGTCCGTTGATGCATAACCCCTCTCAGGATCAAAGTCAACTTCTATGTCAAAGAACATGGTGTTTAACTTGGGAGTCTCTTTGCCCAAATAGTTCTCTTCCAAACATCTAAACACAGGATTTATATCCTGTTCGTATAATTGCTTGTTGGATCTTATCCTCTGTTCTTTTATGAATTCTTTCTGCGTTGCACACTGCACTCTCTGTAAAGGTGCGCCAGTCATTGACCTGTGTTTGCCCCTTGCGTCCTCGTAGTAGAAAACATATCGTGCATCGTATTCTACAAACACACGACCTTTCTTAGGATCACGTTCTACAACGTAGATCTTGTCCTCATCTTTTTTATATAATGCGTCTATGTAACTCATTTAAAAAAATACTCTTATATTGCCTATTACATTCATTATAGTAAACCATGATGCCAAAAAGCAAGTCCAAATAATCCTTCTACGATATGATGCATATGAAAGTGTTATTGAACCAAGTAGGTATAACGGAAATACAGTAGTCATGGCAGGGAGCGGTGATGTGAAAGTTAGTATAGCTGATCCCCACACAGTAACAGCGACAGAAAACACTTCTAAATAAAATGCTGTTGGATCTGTTTTGTAACTGCTTACCCAAAATTCTTTGAGTACCTTAAACACTATAACTTGCCTGCGGCTACTAAAATGGACTCTAGTGTGTCTAGGTCGTCAGTTAAGTTCTTATAGTTGTCTTTATGTGCTATGGTGATTGCTTTGTTGATCAGTGCAGGTTTAAGTTCGAGCTCTTCCGAAATTGCTTTCACGGTATCTCTTAAACCACCCTTGAGATCATCCACTTCACCTAGTACTTGTGAACCTTGCGATATGAGTTGGATTAGTTTTTGCTTCTCTGCGTCATTGAAGTTTCTTACTGCCATTTGTTTCTCCTGTTGTTATCCAACAAGTATATAACAGATTTACAGCGAATGCAAATTATTTTTCTTTATGAAGCAAAGAATTTGTTATCATCTTTTTTGGTAAGTTTCCATGTATCTGGTTTATATTCATCGACAAAGCTGTGTATCTTTTTCATAGTATACGGATATTTTTCCTGATCCATGTATGCCTTCATCCACGATTTATATGAATTTTTTCTTTCACAAGTGGTGTTAATCCAAGCCTGCACTAAATTCACATCAAGCAACGGATTCCTTGTTTCTAAACCAAAGTAGCCCGCAATGAAATCAGTTCTTGTGTTAGTCAACTGCATTCTACCATGATAGTTGTGCCATGGCCAAACTAATTGTAGTGATGGAGGAAATGATCCGTTTGTCTTTGTCCATTTGAATCCTTGGACCTGTCCCTGCCAATCGTTATAAATCTCATCGCCGCCGTTGCCAAATAAAACAATTTTCTTATGACGTTTGATAACATATCCTTTCATGAGATTTATTAAAGGATCAACACTGGCATCATCCCAGACATCGTCTCTTGGCAGTATTCCGTGGAACATTTTTTCCTTATCCTCTTGATGTCCTTGGTAGTTTGGTAGTATCACCGCCTTGTGTAACTCCATTCGTTCTTTTATCGTGGCAATAACTTCTTTGTCTGGATCACAAACACAATCAACCTCATTGAAAATTTTGTATGTTGCACAATTAACAACACCAGAATCAAATCCACTGCTTAATAGATTCGTGCTTGTCTCTGGATTGTACCTAGATCTCACAGCCTGCTCGAATTGTTCAAACACATAATCAAAATGGTTAATTTTTTGATCCAGATTAAACACTTTGTTGGTTACTGTTGTGATAGAAAAGTCATGCCTATCCATTATATAAATTTTATTTCCTTCAGCACGCCAGGAGCTTTTGTGTTTTTGATATACTACATTTGGTACACTTGAAAGGGTAAGCTGACATGTGTCTTTATTGTGATAAAACCATAAATTCCTATTGTCAAAATGGTCTACACAAAAAACAATATTCTTTTCTGTTACATATATAAGAGCATATTCGCCGTTTAGCTCTCGCACAACATCTAAGGTGTTGTCAAGATTGTCATCCAACTTCTCACCTATCCACAGTGTGTCATTGTCCTTGCCGCTGTTGTAGGTCGAGCCGTTGTAAAGTAAAACACCAGACTTTGCATGGAATGGCTGTGGGATACTCTCGCCGATGGTATTCAACATGCTGTGGGCAAAGTAGCCAAGCTCATTCGTCTGCTCAGTGAACCCTTCCGGCCCTCGCCTTTTCAACATCTCGAGGTCTGAGAAGTTGGTTGAATCTTGGGAGTATAATATGCCACACATGCTGTGGATATTTATAGTGTGTTTATTTTGTGGAAATGTTTATGCTTTGACAGAGTTGTCTGCGTCTTCTGGCATTGGTTGGTATGATTCGTTTTCAACATCATGTGATGCTAACACCATGCCCATTGCATCTGCTAGTCCAACTTTCTCCATGTTCATTTGATCTATGTCTGAAGTGTCGCCGTGATCATTAAACACCTCCATGTATGCTTTTACTTTAGCCGGATCAAATCCTGCCTTTTGTAAAACTATCATGCCATGATCATCGATGTCTTCCTGCACTGGCACATTCACACCGTCGATCCTATTTAGGATACTTCTGATCTCAATCATTGATTCTGCTATCGGACTGTTGCCCATCTGCATCTGTGTTGGATTGTTTGTGAACTGTGTTAATTTTG